CCCGTAGACATAGTTTTCTTTGACGACGTAAATAGTTTCAGATTGGGCTTTTATCTCTTGGATCGTGGTTCTTTCGACGACAATGGTGTCTCCGAGTTTCAGTCCAATAGTGCAATCATCCGACATACCAATCACATCAGCAATCACATATAGTGACTTGGGTGGTTGATACTCTTCAGGCATCACGAACAATGGCTTCTCTGTTTGTTGCTCTTCTTCCAACGGAAGAATCAATAAGTGTTTGTTAAATGGTTGTAAATGCATATAGCCTCCTAATAAAAAAACGTGTTATACCTTTATAGTATAACACGTTTCATAATGTTTGTCAAGTGAAAAGTTTACTTTTCTTCGTGAGAATTCTTGACTTCTTGGATTACCGTACGAACATCGCGAAGTTCTTTTGAAGCATCCATCAAAGCTTTGCGAGCACGAGGGGCTGCTGATTTGTAGCCATAAGCACCTGCTTCTACTTTATCAAGGTCTTCTAAAACTTCTTTCAAGTTGTGAATGATTTTTTCCAATTGATCTCTCATAAATTTCTCCTGTTTAAAAGATTTCACAGCTTCCGCCGCCGCAAGCAATTTCACCTGATAGGTCGGTTTCGTCTTCTGTCTCTATAACTAGATTCAAGTCAACGTTTTTAACCAAAGAGAGCATCTTTTCGTAAGTTTCAACATCACAATCTTCGTAAGGAGCTTGGACATAAGTACCACCATCATAAGGAAGTACACTCAGTCCATTGTATACTCTACGATTGTTCCACATCCACTCTCCCACAGTTTCCCACTCATCATCTTTGATGGTTACGGTAGCTGAAACGTTGTGAGTGTTGCTTCCTTTCTTGTGACCAGACTTGATCCATTCTGAAGAAACTTTTCTTACTCTCTCGAGCAAATCAAGTGCGCTCTCATGACGCGTAATAGCTCCCTCAGGAGCTTTTTGAGGCACAGATAGGATAGCAGTGTCGTGTGGTCGGAAACGGCAGTCCTCGAGCAACTCAGGTAGGTTAGCGGCGAGATATGAATAGATTGCTTCATTCTTTCCAACGCGCAAACGACGAATATAATAGTCGTTATGCCATGCATGGATGCCTGAGGATGTTCCGAGGGTCAATGAAGTTGTGCCTGCTGGTTTTACACATGTCTGGCGTGCTGCTGGGTTTATGCCAATCTTGTCTGCGACGGTTTTGTTGGTCTTTGAAACCTCCAATGATGCTTCGGTCATGTTCAAGTTAAGAACGCCACCAGATGCAATACCAGTCATAGAAACGCCAATCAAGGCATCCTTCTCTGTTGTGCGTTGCCAAATTGGTCTGAGGTAATGAAAGTCTGTATAGGATGCTTGTAGTGTTCCAATGAATGATGCAGCGCGAGAACGAGCATTAAGTTCTTCTTGTGTGTTTACATCAGATACATTGATCTCCACCAAGTTACAGAATTGGAAAGGACGAAGACCGATTTCACAACATGGATTGCAACCCCAGTCTTTGTCATTTGAGAAGTAGAAACCTGGCTCTCCGGAACGAGATTCCTCTACGCGCTTCCACAAACTCATGAACGTTGGCTTGTCGATCTTGTGACGCATTACAACTACAGAATTGTTCGCTCTTCCTCGTTGAGGGTTGAGTTCCCACCATGCTCCGGCTTTTGCACCAAGCATGTCTTCGTCGTCAGCACTGAATAGAGAAATGAGAGCGGCGCGACGAATACCCCCCGCCAAAACAGCATCCGCAATGTGGCAGATGATATCATGAACCTCAATGGGTGAAAGTTTGTCTCCGTTTTCTTTTGCATCTAAAATTCCCTCCACTTTTACAAGACACTCTCTCAATGGTTGTGGTCCCGGTGCTTTTCCACCAGAAGTAACCAAGCGAGCACCTTTTGGTCGAATGTCCGAGAAGTCAAAACGTAACTTGGACGTTCCTTTGAAATAAGACATGACCAATGCCTTAACAGCATCAGCCCAACCTTCGATAGAATCTCCAACAAGAAAGCGACGAGTGCGCTTTGAAGATGGCTTGTGGATTTCTGGTAGTTTCTCGACATGGTGGTGCTGCACTGAATAACCGACACCAGTCCCTCCAAGAAGCAAGAACATGATCTCACCGAATACTCGGGGATCATCTGCTGGTGCGAAAGCGCAGTTAAAGATACGGTTCGGAGATACCTCAATTGGCTTTCCTCCAAACTGCATTGAGCGCATTGAAGGAAGAACCTTCTTATCAAATACGAACTTATAGTTCTCGCGAATTTCTTGTTCCAACTCTGGGAACTTGGTTATGTGCATTTCCATATTGCGAGTTACCAACTCATCCCAGTTCTCTCGACGTTGTTTGTCTTCGAGATATCGGGCATACTTCATGTGGACAGTGATGTCCGATAGAATCTTTTTTTCCAAATCCATTGTTCTCTCCTGTGGTTTGTTAAATTTTTTTCTTTCTTCTTCAGTGTAAACTTGTGATATATCCATTTACTTCCCCTGTTTCGCATACTTATCTTTCAACATCTGTAGAGCATCATTTGTAGATTGCATCTTTTCCGCTGTTTCGTCTCGGTCTAGTACCTTGATAGTAACATCTGACCAATCAACAAAGGCATCAAATACAAGTCCGTCGGGACCATTACGATTCTTTGCAACGAACAAACGACCTTTGTTAGACTGCTTGTCTTGAACTGTTCGAGACAAAGAGAATATGAAGTCAGCAACAAAGCATTTATTGAATGCTTCAGAGATTGCTTCCATTGTAATAACCTCTGCATTAAGACCTCCACGGTTTGTTTGAGATGCAGTCCAACATGGGATTTCGTAAGTTTAAGCCAAGCCTCGCAAGCCTTCATAAGTCTCTTCCAACTCATGTCGTTTTTCTCCAGAAGAACGAACAGGTCTAAGCAAGTCAGCGTAGTCAACCAAGATCATATCGGGTTCGATCCCTCTCTTACGCAATTTCTCAATGTGGTTCTTGAGAGTTTGTACGGAAGCGGATTTGGTTGGATACTCTTTGATAATTAGAGTACCTTCTAAATCTTTTACTCTTGCGATAATATCTTTTTGACGTTCTCGATGCTCTTGCAAAGGAATGTCGGTAATGCAGCAGTCAAAGCGTTGACCGACCACAGTGTCCTTAAGTTCGAGGGTATAATAGACAACAGTCTTGCCCGCAAGGATTGCTTGAGCAGCCAAGTGCACGAGGACCATAGACTTACCAGCACCAGTGGGAGCAATGACGACTCCGAGTTCAGACTTTCCAAGACCTCCCTTACAAATCTCATCCATTCGTGCCCAACCAGTTGACTGTGGATCTCTTGATACCAACTCAAAGCGTTTAAGCAAATCTTTGCGAAAGTCGTGTCCAAAGTTATTGTCGGTTCCAAGAACTAAGGCCTCCTTGATCACTTTCTCAATCTCTTCGAAAGAAGATGATTTGAGCAAAGATGCAGATTTGATCATTGCACCCTTAAGAACTTGCTTTCGACAGAAGTCAATTGCTTTGTCTTTGATGAACTCCGCTTCTTCAACGCCATCTGATGTATGAATGCGAGCATAGTACTCTCGCACATCCTTGGCTGTTGCTTTGTCGTGGTGATTCAACTCTGTTCTCAGCAAAGTCATCATCACTTCAGAGTTAGGATGAGTATTATATTTGTCTCTGTAGTTGATCAATGTTTGTGCGAATACTTGCAAGTATTTCTTCTCGAAGAAGTTAACATCTAACACCTCCGTTATTTGATCAAAGAATGGTCTGTCTTCCAACATGAGTTGGCAAAGGTTTTCTTGGAAGTTCTTTCCAAAGCGCATAAAAGTTTCTTGTTTGTTGTCCATATGTCCTCCAGTATTTTGTGTATGCTTAAATATAACCTGTTCAGGTCTACTTGTCAAGTAAATTTATCTTTTTATTTTACAAAAAACTTGAAGCAAGTCGCTGAAGTTGTGCGTGCCGGCATCATCTTCAAAAAGCATTTGTGTGAATTTTATTTTGTCGAAAAAAGGCTCAAAGTCAACAACGGCTTTGTTGATCAACTCTCTATTGAGAGGCCTGATGTTTGGATGCTGGAGTTGCATAATCGCATAGTTGTCTTTTATTAGTTTCTCGTTGCTCTCGATACTTTCATGAAGCTTCAGTTTCTTTCCTTGCATCGCACAATCTCTAATGATGTCTGCTACGACATACTCATCTTCTCTGACTAACCATGGAAACCTTTTGGCGATGGTCTTAAGACCTGCTCCTTTGATACCCGGCAGATTATCCGAAGAGTCTCCAGCGATTGCTCTTGCAAGTGCAAAGTTGTTTGGATGAATACTAAACTCATCGATCACTGATTGTTGAGTAACAATTTTTTTCTGAATTGGTCGGTAGATTTGCACATCTTCTCGACACAACTGAAAGAAGTCTTTGTCGCTTGATATGATAGTCTTCTTCCAATCAGAATAACGAGGGTGGTTAATCACCAAGGCAATGATATCATCCGCCTCTGTGAAGTCGGCAACAAGTTGGATGACGGGCATTTCATTGAGGTACTCCATCAGTCTTATCATTTGATAGCCCTTGTTGGCTTCTTCTTTGTCCTCAGGCAACTCAACCATGCGGCGATTAAATCTCACAGGTTTGCGGCCACCTTTGTAGTCGCTATTCATGGAACGTCGACGTTGAGAGCCCTCATGTCCATCCCAAGCGACGATAATCTCATCGGCGTCAAAGTCCCTAGCTACCTTTTGCAAAGACTTTAGAAAGCCAATGGTGCCTCCTATGGGCACACCTTTTTTGTTTAAATGTGGAGATACCACATAAGAGCGCAGAAACATGTTCAACGCGTCAATAATAATAACGTTTTTCA